CATAAGTCCTTCTAATACAGAAGTTTCAACGTCTTTTCCTACTAAGAAATCAACGTAATGCCCTGCGGCTACTTCTCTATTTTTTTCTGGAATATACTCTTTGAATATATCCCAAATTTCGATAATTTGACTTTCTTCCATTAGTTTTCCTCTGTTTCTTCTACTGTTGCTGTTGTTAAATTAACCGCGGCGGAATGATCCCATTCGTCCATAATCATTCGAAGTTTATCTTCAGTCCAATTCTTACGGAACTCGGCAATTATTTCACCTGTTGCTTTGCTAGTATAGGCAAGTTTATTCCCTACTTTAGATAATACATTCATCTTCTCAAACATGTCAACTAATCCGGATGTCGGTGCCATGCCTGTTGAGTACGGAATCTTTACCTGCACACTTTCGAATGGTTTGGCATAACGAGTTTTCATAATCTTACAAGCCGAACGAATACCTAATACATCACTTACCTTATTACCATCTTCGTCTTCTTTGAGTTTGAGTTTTTTCATAGCAACAACAATACTTGATGCATAAACAAATCCTTGTCCACCTGAAATCTTATCATCCGGATCAAACATATCTTGGCTTGCATAAGTATGATTAGTACACACTAACCCAACATTATATGATCCAAACATATTTACGCAGTTACGAACTAGTGCTGTTAATGCTTTGGGCTTACGACCCATGTCGCCTTTTAAGTCGCCTGCTTCGAATTGATTGATATCGGTTGGTGTTAATAACATACCTAAACTATCGATAACAAATAAAACCTTTGGACGATCCTCAAGGGGCATTGATTTATATTCATTCATGAACTCGTGAATAGTTTTTGCCACATCGTCAATCATAGCCATATTAAGTTTTAATAACTTATCAGGGCTAGTATCAACACCTAAGTCAATTAACCATTTTTCATCTAATGCGTTTTCGCTATCAATTAAAATAGTAAAAATACCTTGTTCTTGTGCGTGTTTGATTATATTACCTGAACAGATATAACTTTTACCTGCACCCGATTCTCCGGCAAATACTGTTACTTTACCTAGTGGTACTCCTTTAAAAAAGTCTCCACTAATGAGGTAGTTTAAGGCATAATTGCCTGTTGAGATCCAATCTGTAGGATCATTAAATCCTATACCAAGCCCGTCTATTGACTTGGTAATGCTTTTTCTGAACTTGCTGATGTCAAACGTCTTGGACATTTGTTTTCTCCTTTATATATTTCATAATTTTTTCTAATTCATCCAAGGACATGTCGTTTTTTAATTTATTAGCTCGCCAGCTAATAACAAATACATTCCCCGGTACATATCCCAACGAAGGAATAACCTTATCAAATGTAGCTTTAGCATCGTCTCTACATCGTTCTCCACTCCATCCGTAGTTTAATTCTAATCCAAAAATTGGACAAAACTTCGGCTGTTCAATTTCAAATAACTCTATTGTAAACGGAATTCCGTTTCTTATCGCATTTTGTTTTCTTGCCGCAAACTGGCGAGCAAATGTATTTTTATATCTATAATTATTTCTATCATTCGGCCCGTGAATTTCTTTGCCGCATTGGATACACAGTCCATTTGAAGTCCGTCGAAGCGATACATGACCATTTTTACAAGGTAGCCCAGTAAAATAAGTCAGTTCATTGTTTTTTTTTGCTTCTTGTAAAGGTAAGCAAATTTTATTCGCCATAATAATTTCTCCTAAATGATGATTAGGGCCCGTGATTGTTATCACAAAGGCCCTGGCTATTAATTACGCTTTTTGGCGAGCACGTATCATGCTGATAATATCAGCGGCACGATTGCCAGCATCACCACCTGCTGCCGGAGCAGTAGTAGGAGTTTGAATTTCAACGATTGCATCTTCGTCAACATCTACGTCAACTGCTGGAGCACTAGTTGTTGGTGCAGATGCGCCAGTTGTAGAACCTGTTGCGGCTCCGCTTCCGCCCATACCTGCTGGTTTAAAGTATTGACCCCAACGTTCCATATCAAATGCTTCGCCGTCAACTGACGCTTCAAACATTTCTTTGATAACTTTGATTTCAACTTCAGTTGGCTTCTTAGGTAAGAAGTCTTCTAATTTGAATAAACCATATTGTTGGATAGCGGCTGTTTCTGCATCGCTTAATGCACGTTCACGACGTGCCCAATTTGAAGTACTGTAATCAGCATAACCACCTTTTGATGTTTTGATGATTTTAAAATCTAAGCCACGAACATAGTCTGTTGGTAACTCTTCGATTTCACTATCCATCAATGCGTTCTTGACAATGTTAAAAATTTGACTGCCGATGATAAATCTACGGATTGGATTTTCTGGAGTTTTGTCTTCTTGATACTTTGAATCAACTACAAAACCTTGGAAAAGATATGATTTCTTTTTCCAATATTTACGACCCATGTCTTCTAAACTCTTGTCTTTGAACCATGGACGTACTTCGGTTAATACCGGGCAAGTTTCTCCCCACATTTCCATACACGGAACTTGTACAGTAACTGGTTTTGAATTTGTGTCGCCTTTGACGCCTGCGAATGGCAATTTGATCATTGCACGTTCGATCCAAAAGAATGTGTTATTTGGATTACCGTCTGGTAAAAAACGAACTGTTGCTGTTTGTCCTTCTGCAATATTCCAATGTGGATATATTGCGTTATCTCCTGTTGAGATTGTTTGTTGTGAGCTAGCCTGTAACTTGGCTCTGATTTCTGCTAAGGTTGCCATAATGTTTTCTCCTTTATATATGTGCCTTTGTTTACTACATGCCTGTTTCTTAAAGCCTACTGACTAAAAGAAAATCTATGCATAGCGTTAACTATACATAGATTTATTTATCTCTACAAGAGAAAACCGCTTATATTTTGATTTTATTTTGCCAAACCACTTAATCTACGAATATCTTCTAATTCGGTATTACCACTAGGACTACCCCAACCAAATTTTTCACTAAGTTTATCGATGTAGGCATACAATTTAGGATTAGCTGATTGTAAAGATTCGATAATAGTTTCACGGAACTCTGTTTCGTAACCAAGCAGTGCGTTAACTAAATCTTTTTCTGTTGCATTACCAGAAGACAATTTTTGTAAATGCTCTTTCATTGCCGGGACATCTATTGTGTATCTAACATCGTCTGGGCCGGCATCCGGTTCGTTGGCTGTTTCTTCCCATCCTTGGATTGCACTTGTTAAAAACTTTACCATAGCATCGACTGCTTTTGGGTTTGCGGATTCTAGTGATTCTACAGATTCTTTAGGATCTGTAATCCAATCCCACGCCTTTTTGATACCCTTAACAACAGTATTGTCGCTTGAAGTTTTATTTTTTTGTTGGTGTACATCGTGGCTTAATGGACTTTTTTCTCTTGGAACTTTTAACGGTTGTTTAGTTCCTGCGTCAGCATCTTTAAATGTACCTTCTTCTGCCGGCATAATATTTTTGCCAGGATGTCCGCCTACGTCGCCAATGCTTTCAACTTTTTCTTTAACGTTGCCTAGCAATTCTTTTAATCTTTCTAACTCGTTATGCTGAGGTTTTATGCCATTTTTTTGTTGCCATTCTGTATTTTTCTTTTCCATAAATGCCAGTGCCATTTCTCTAGCCTGCTCCCCAAGTTCTTCGCCAAGCTTTTCATCGTCACCGCCAAACTTTTCTTTTACTTCTTTTTTAGTCTCGGTGGCAATATTTTCTTCTGCACGGAAAGGAGCAAGGTCTTCATTAGATTTATTGTGAAAAGTTTTAACTTTTTCTGCAACCATTTTTATCATTTCTGTACGAACATTGTCTTCTTCCATTGGTTTGTTTGGAAAACCACCGGCTTCTTCGTTTTCATCCATGCCCTGTGATTTTTCCAGGTCAATTAATTCGCCTATTGTGTCTGATATAAAATCTTCATCGTATCCCATGTATGTTTGGATAGTTTTTCGGCTGAATCCCATTTCTCGTAATGCACCGGGAATCATGTCGACTATTTCATCTCCCTTACCGCTGGTGTATCTTACACCTCGATCGAATAAAATTTTTGCAACTTTGTAACTATCACGATCTTCTGGTGCTTCTGCAACAGGTTGTTCTTGACTTTGAGCAGGTGCCGGTTGTTCGGCCGGGGCTTCAGTTCCACTTAGGCCCAATGCCACAGCTAGTTCTGGATAATTTTTTTGAGTCCAATCTGTAAAAATTTCCATTGCGTCCATTTCCGGATGATCTGCAAATTTTTCAAATTCTTTCTTTAACTCGTCGCTAAACTCCGGACCTTGACTTGTTTCTGAATCGCTTGGGTTAATAGCGTTGCTGAAAAAATCCCATGCAGTCTTTCCATTAGGACCTAGTTGCAAAGGCTTTCCGGAATTTTTTCGAATATCTATTTCTTTTTTTAGTAAATCAATTTGGTTAGGGGTTAACTGTTTTTGTTCAACAGCTTCGGCCCACATTTCAAATTGTGCTTCTGGACCTTTTGCCGCACCTTCGGGAAATATTCTCTTTGGAACACCGCCCATATTTGAAATTCTAGGATGGCGGGTAGTAGTAAATTGTTCGCCCGGGTGCTTTGCTTTCAAAGCATTTAACGCAGATGTTGCTTCAGCTCCGGTAGCGTGTTGACTAACTTGAGTCCACCCCTTTGGAGGCATTTCTGTTTCCTTAGATCGTGCATCTTGGTGGCGTACCGAATAAAAGTAGTCGTCTTCGTCACTATCTTGAGCTTCGTCTACATCATCGTCCCACGGATGTTCATCACGTAGGTTAAGGTCAATTTGAGATATAATATTTCTCACATCATCCTCATCAGCTCCTAGTTCAAACTCCAAATGATAAGCAAGTCTGTCTAATTCGGTATCTAGATCGCCGCCTGCTTCAACTTCTTTACGAACGATTTCAATCCAATCGGTTTGGTAAATGTCGTTTTTTTCGTCACCAGTGTTTTCTTTTACATATTCTTCTAAGTCGAGTTTATTAGTTTCTTTCATGATTCGATGTAGCAATGGAAAGTAACCAGCTAGTTCTTCTTGAAAGCTAGTTTGTGTAAATTTTTGTTTATACTCTTCCATAGCCACTTCATCCATCTCTAATCCATCGTCCATAGGCTCTTGGAAATTTTCCATCCATGCTTCGTAATGGTGGCGTTTGCCCAATGCTTCAATCTGCGCTCTTAGTTCGTTCAGTCGGCCTATGGCTCGCTCGGTTATGTGATGTGCATCGTCGTGCAGAGAAGCTGATCTTACTTTATTTTTAAATTCTGCCAGTTTAGCCATTTCTTCGCTCATGCCTATGATTGCTTTGCCTGCTGGGTCGTGCGGAACTCCGCCATGATCAACGTGTTGTGCCATTGCAAATGCGCCGGCTGTATGAACAAAAGGATATTTAAATCTTTCACCATCCCGATTTTGAACAAAAATTGCCTTGATGTTTTTACGTTGACTACGTGAGCCTGCATAATCTGTATCTACTGGCTTTGCGTGGCGAACAATAACTTCTGTTTGTCCTCTAACTGCACGGCTGGTTTTTTTAGAACTCTTATGGTTCCATCTGCTTTCATTCATAGTTGTCATATCTTCTTCCTTCTTTGGAGCTTGTGTTTTAGCCAAATGCTGAAAATCATTTTTATCGAGATTAGTTTTTGCAATATCTCGAGTGTCGAATCTCAATAGTCTTCTCATTGCAAAAAGTCGCATTTCTCTAAGAAAACTATACCATAATTTTTTAGAAAAATCGTCTTGATTTTCTGTAATACCTTGACTGTAATAAATTTTAAGACTACCTGCATCATTTAAACTTATACTTACACGACCTAGATTTACACCTTCGTTAACAAAGTCAAAATCAAAGAATCTTGCTTGTGTTGGGTCTATTGTAACTGCGCCGGTTTTGTCGCCCATTTCCATATTTTGGAAACGACTACGCACTTTGTCAAATACGTCTTGGCTGATTATTTCAATAGATTTCATATTAACTATTTAGTTTTAAAACGAACTAATGTATATCGGCATAGGCATAACTAGATCTTCCATAGTTTCTTCACGCATTTTATCGTAAATTGCCGGATCCCAGTCTTGTAATAGCATTATCATTCTTAATGCCAGTAATAAGCTACTTACTAAATCGTCATGCATTTCGCCTTTGCCTTCAAAACTTACACCGCGGGCTACAAATGTTTTTAGCTCGGAAATTAATGATTTTGAATGTATTTTAATTTTGTTGTTTTCTATCAACTGTTTTAATTTAGCACATACACTGATTTTACTAGAGTGAGTTGTGTTAAACCCTTTACGGAATCGTCTAATATGCCCTTTTTTAATCGGCTCACTTAAAAACAATCCCGGTATAGATTCCTCTCCTAGCTCATTAATTGCTACCAGTGCGGCTTCTCCTACTGTGTTATTTTCAATAGAATAATATATGCTGGCTTGTGCGCCTTTTGCTGAAACTTCATCGTTGATATATTTGCAAATATCTCGCAATATTTTTACCTGTCCCTGTACGGGAGTAAGATTATGGTGCCACTCCCCTACTTGTACCATTCCGGGTACTTCAATGATCTGCATAGCGGCTGGATCGCCACCGGTGCCTAGACTAGGATCAAGCGATACGATATATGTGCTTTTTGTATTGATTTTTTTATACCAGCGAACTTGTCCCATTTTTAATATAGGTTCAACTCCTTCCATGTTGGCCAATACCATTGAGCTGATAAGTGTTTCATCGAACACCAAAAATTCGCAGTTAGACGAAACTATAGAATTGGTGTAATATCTATGGCCGTCTTCCACCTCTATGAGATCATAGACTGCTTCACTTTTATCTAGTTCAATTTTATTAACTAGCGGAATATCTCCGATAGATGTTAACACTGTATCGCCAATCTCAAATCCTTGCGCTGTTTTATATTCGGTATCTGATATATAGAGTTTATGGTCAAATGTGCATTCTATCCACAAGCCTTGCTCAAACTCCAATCGTATGATCGGTTTCACTCCCATTAGACTTACTCCGGCAAATGGTCGGAACCCGTTGGGTGTTAGGACTTTATAGTTGTCGAGGTTAGGATGGAAAATCTTGGTCATGGTTTAATATCTTGTAAGTATTTTTATTTTCGTATAACCATAATTCGTAAATATATCCCTTATCCAATACCGCTTGGCGTTTTCTTAGATTATTCGTAAGTCGAGAACTGTATTTAGAATCTCCGTTTCCGTCCCACCACCAGCGACTCTTTACTTCGATAATTTTATTTTCTTTAGGTATATAGATGTCTGGATAATATTTATGAGTATGTTGGTTAATATTTACATACTGAAAAATTGGAAGATTAAACAAATGCAGTTTATTGTCAATAGTTAATTCATCTTCAGTATATTTTTGAAGCAAAATAGAAATAGCATCACCTTCATACCCGCGAACATGAACAATTTTTCCAGATGGCATAATAAATTCTTTACCCCGGCTGTTACTTTTTGCTGACTTTGCTTTAACTTCTGGTTTTAAAAAACAATTTTCAACGCCATATAATTCTAAGTTAGTTTTTCTTCTTTTTTCGTTGATTGAATTTTTTTCTATAACTGATTTATTTTTATTCTTTAATCTAGATGCTTCACTGTTGTTGTAAGTGGCAATTCCATATTTTTCTAATTTGGTATTTTTTGATTTAGATTTTTGAGAATCTAATCGACTGCTCCACTCTACTCCGTATTTTTTCTTAAATGTTTCCCTAGCTTTGGCAACTGCAATACTTTTATCTTCTGAAGTTCTCATCTTGGCAGATTGCTTTTTATTAGCAGAATCTTGAAGTTTTTGTTTTACAGTCCATTGCGATTTGGTATTACTAACTGTTTT